ACTTCTTTGGACCTGTATACACTGGTGATCTTATTAAGAATGTTGTTGAAAGAACTTATCTTGGAGATGGTAGCACTGCATTTTCTACATCTGAAATACTTGCATCTGGTTTAATTAAAGAAGTGAAACATTATGAACCTGCATTTGGAGAACGATGTAATGCAGTATCCAATTCAACTACAGTGACCTTTGATACTGCAATAAATAGTAAGATAAGTGTTGCTGATGAAGTGTTCGGAACAAACTTAACAACGAATCCAACAGTATCAAGTATTGCAGGCAATAAATTATCGATAGTATTATCAAGTGCGATAACAGTTATTGATACTACTTTACTCAAGTTTGTTGGTTCAGTAGACCCAGCAGACTCATTTGTAGTTGCAGAAAATGTAACATACTACGATGCTGGATCACAATACAGTTATGCTGATGAAGACAATAGTTAATTATGAACAACGAAATCGACCAGAAATTGGATGATATTCTAAATATCGGATCCGATATTCAAAAAGAAACCCAAGTAGTCAAACTTCCTTCTCGACATGAGAATATGGAAACAGACTATAGATATGCTAGAGAGAATCTCTATGACTTAGTAGAACGAGGTCAGGATGCCATAGATGGTATATTGCAACTTTCGAAAGAAACGGAACATCCTCGTGCCTATGAAGTCGCAGGTCAATTAATCAAAATTGTTGGAGAGACAGCAGAGAAGTTAATAGACCTTCAACAAAAATTAAAGAAGTTAGAAGGCGAAGACACTAAAGTTGGGACACAACATAATCATTTATATGTTGGTTCAACATCTGAGTTGCAGAAATTTCTAAAGAAAGAAAAAAAGAATGGTTCAAGCTAAAAACGAAGGCTACTTAGGTAATAACCTAATCAAGAGGGCGGGTGTTGAAACAAAATACACCAAGAAACAGATAGCGGAATATCAATTATGTTCCTCAGACCCTTGCCATTTTATCGAATCATATACACAAATTATATCATTAGATGAGGGTCTTGTACCCTTTAAACTTCGTGGTTATCAAGAGAAGTTAGTTCATCACTTTAATGATAATAGATTTACTTGTGTTTTGGCTGCAAGACAGTCAGGCAAATCAATAACATCTTGTGCATATCTACTATGGTATCTTCTGTTTACACCAGAAGTCACGGTGGCTATTCTGGCGAATAAGGGTGCAATCGCAAGGGAAATGGTATCAAGAATAGTAACCATGTTGGAGACCGTGCCATTCTTCTTACAACCAGGCGTAAAGATACTAAACAAAGGTAATATAGAGTTTGGTAATGATAGTAAATTGGTGGCAGCTGCAACATCATCAAGTTCAATTCGTGGTATGTCAATTAACATGTTGTATCTAGATGAGTTTGCTTTCGTAGAAGATGCAGAAACATTCTATACTGCAACATATCCTGTTGTCACATCTGGTAAAGATTCAAAGGTTATTATCACATCTACTGCAAATGGTGTGGGTAATATGTTCCACAAGATATACGAGAGTGCTGTTCATAATCAGTCTGAATACGAAAGTTTCTTAATCAATTGGTGGGATGTTCCTGATAGAGATGATGCATGGAAAAAAATGACCATCGCAAACACCTCAGCAGCGCAGTTCGAACAAGAGTATGGTAATAGTTTCTTAGGAACAGGTAATACACTCGTCAATGCAGCCACCTTGTTGGGCATGAGAGCGTTGGATGGAGAATGGAGGAAAGATGGTTTAACTGTTTATGATAGACCACAAGAAGGCCATGAGTATATAACAACAGTTGATGTGTCTCAAGGAAGAGGGTTTGACTGGTCGACCTTTAGTATATTTGATGTATCAAAAAGGCCTTTTAGACAAGTTTGTACCTATAGAGACAACATGATTAGCCCTTTGCTGTTTCCGGATTTAATAAATAAGTATTGTAGTAGATATAATGAGTCCCTAGTTATTATAGAGAATAACGCAGAAGGCTCAATGGTCGCTACCCAATTGCATTATGATATTGAATATCCAAATGTATTCGTTCAAGGTTTAACGAAAGCAACAGATATTGGTATTACAATGTCAAGAAAGATTAAAAGAATCGGATGTTCTACTTTAAAAGAACTTCTCGAAGAAAATAGACTCATTGTAGTAGATAGGCCCACAATAACAGAACTAATGACATTTGTTCATAAGGGGTCGTCATTCGAGGCAGATAGAGGATATCATGACGATATGGTCATGAATTGTGTTGTGTTCGCATGGTTTGTCACCACCGAATTTTTCACACACTTAACGGACACTGCTGTTAAAGACCTATTGTATTCTGAACAACAGAAGATGATAGAAGATGATTTATTACCAGCAGGAGTATTTGGAGAACAAAACACCGATACATTTGTAGATTCGGAAGGACAATTATGGTCTACAGAAGGTTTGAGTGGAATTACTCAGCCTCAACCTCGTGAACATGAGGTTGATAGCAAGGATTCCTTTAAATGGTAGATTGTTGAACAAATAAAATACATAAATAAAAGTGTAAACAACTTTTACAATGTAAAACAAAAAATACATTAACAGGAGAAAAGTATGGCATTTCAAGTTTCACCAGGCGTTCAAGTCAAAGAGATTGACTTATCGAATGTTGTCCCAGCAGTTTCCTCAACAAGGGGTGCTTTCGCTGGCTTATTCCAATGGGGTCCTGTTGATGAAGTAAAAACAGTTTCAGATGGACAACAGTTAGTTGATGAATTTTTCCAACCGGCTAATACAGACGCTGGGGCCGAAGACTTCTATTCAGCAGAATCATTTTTGAGATATGGTTCTTCACTAAGTGTTGTAAGAATATCTAATACTGGATTATTCTCAGCAAACGCTAGTGGGAACGGCGCAACATTATTAAAACACTCTGATGATTACACAAATACTTTCAAAAGTGGTGGTAGTGCAGGTACAGTAGGAAAATGGACTAGTAGATTCGCTGGGGGTTTAGGTAATTCACTTAAAGTTTCAGTATGTGCTTCTAGTGACGCTTACTTTAATAATAGTGCATCTCTAGTAAACAATGGATCAGGTTACGCAATCGCATCAACATCAGTTGTTGTAGACAATGGCGCTCTGTTCGTTGTTGGAGATATTATTAAATTCGCAAATCATAGTAATCATTATAAGATTACTGCAATTTCAACTCACACCTTAACAATCGAAGCTTTAAACCAACCTGCAAGCACAGGCCTAGTAGCTGCTGTCGTAGATAACGAAGCGGTAGACAGATATTGGGAACATTACGCATTATTTGACAAATTACCAGCAACATCTGGTCACGCAACAAAAATTGGTGCATCAAATGATGAAATACATGTAGTCGTAATAGACGAAGATGGTGCTGTTTCAGGAACTAAAGGGACCGTATTAGAGTCTCATGGTTTTGTTTCATTGGCTTCCGACGCTAACGATAGTGTTGGCAACTCTAATTATTATAGAGATGTAATCGAAAGAGATTCAAATTATGTCTATTGGTCAGGACACTCAACAGCAATGTTGTCAAGTGCTGGCGAACATAGAACAATGGCGACCGCAGTTGGTACTGCTTTCGCTAGACCGGCATTACCTGAGTTATCATCATTAAGTGGTGGTGCAGATGGTAGGGCTAACCCAACAGTTGGTCAAAAAACAGATGCATGGAATAAACACTTTGCAGATGGAGAGTTAATCGACATATCATTCCTCATCGTAGGTTCAACATCTACCGATGCTGGGGGTGGTTCTGAGTCTGCACAAGATACAGTTGCAGACCATAACAGTATAGTGAACCAAGCAATCTTACTTGCAGAAGCAAGAAAAGATTGTATAGTAGTTGCATCACCTAGAAGGGCTTCAGTAGTGAATGTCTCTTCTGAGTCAACGCAATCAACTAATGTTAAAGCAGACTTTGCATCAGTAACTTCTAGTTCTTATGCAGTTCTAGACAGTGGTTGGGTATACCAATACGAAAGATACAACGACAAATACTGTTGGATTCCAGGCAACGGACACACCGCAGGCCTCATGGCAAGAGCAGACTTACTGCAAGACCCATGGTATTCACCTGCTGGATTCGCAAGAGGACAATACATGGGTATTACTAAACTTGCATTTAATCCAAAACAAGCATCAAGAGATGACTTGTATCGTGCAAGAATTAACCCAATAGTCACATTTCCTGGACAAGGAACAGTGCTATTTGGAGATAAGACTGCATTAAGTTCACCTTCTGCATTTGATAGAATCAATGTGAGAAGATTATTCATCGTCTTAGAGAAAGCAATATCAACTGCCGCTAAAGCGCAATTGTTTGAATTTAACGATTCATTTACAAGGGCACAATTTAGGGCTTCTGTTGAACCTTTCCTAAGAGATGTAAAAAACAGGAGAGGTTTAGTAGACTTTTCTGTAGTTTGTGACGAAACAAACAACACAGATGCTGTTCAAGATAGAAACGAATTCGTTTGTTCAATGTTCTTGAAACCAACTAAATCAATTAACTACATAACTTTAAACTTTGTCGCCGCTAAGAGTGGTGTAGAGTTTGAAGAAATTTACGGCGCAGTTTAAGGAGTATTATAAATGGCAAGTATAGACCAATTTAAGGCACAATTACTCGGCGGAGGCCCAAGAGCTAACCGTTTCAGAGTTTTCATACCTAGAACAGGTAATAAGATTGAATTTTTATGTCAATCTGCACAAATCCCTGCTGCTACGGTGGGTGTAGTTGAACAACAGTTTAGAGGATCAGTTCTGAAACTCGCAGGAGACAGAACATTCGAACCTTGGACTGTAACGATTATTAATGATGTAGAATTTTCATCTAGAACTAGTTTAGAATCTTGGCAAACAGACATCCAAGAACTAGACAGTGGTGAAGGAATGACTTCATTAGACTACTTAGTAGACAGAGCATTTGTAGAACAATTAAATAAAGACGACTCAGTTCTTGCGAGATACGAATTCTTTAACATGTTTCCAACCTCAATAGGGGCTATTGACTTATCATACGAGACAGTCGATACTTTGGAGACATTTGATGTTGAATTCCAGTATTCTCATTGGGAAAGAGTCCTTTAATTTAGTGATTAACGCCCCTTTAGGGTGTTATAAATATTAGTATGGAAATTTTTGGGTTTGAAATCGCTCGTAAGAAAGACGAGTTAAGAGTAAAAGATGTGACAAAGAAGTCAGTGGCTTCATTTGTTGCACCTGTCGAGGATGATGGAACACCTATTATCCAACAATCGCCAGGTGGTTTCATATCGGGTGGAGCATATGGTTCTTATATCGATATGGAAGGAGGTATCAAGAATGAGGTCGCACTCATTAGAAGATACCGAGAGACATCTCTGGTTCCAGAATGTGATATTGCTATCGAAGATATAGTAAATGAATGTATAGTTTCAGATACCCAAGATAGAATAGTTTCATTAGACTTAAGAGATGTGGAATTGTCAGACAGCATCAAAACTAAGATGCATGACGAGTTTAGGGGGATCCTCTCCTTAATGAAATTTCATCAAAATTCACATGAACTATTCCGGAAGTGGTATGTTGACGGCAGGATTTATTTCCATAAAGTCGTTGACAGTAAAAGACCACAACAAGGTATGGTTGACATAAGAGTTGTCGACCCCTTGAAAATCAAGAAGGTTAGAAATGTCGAGAAAGAGAAAGACGCTAAAACCAAGATTGATATAATAACAAAAGTTGAAGAATTTTATGTCTTCAACGATGCTGGATTTGATAAAGGTAGTGCCAATGAGGGCTCTACAGTAAAAATCGCACCAGAGGCAGTAAGTTATACAACTTCTGGTATGTTAGATTACACTAAGAATGTAGTCATAGGTTATTTACACAAGGCATTGAAAACTGCGAACCAGTTATCAATGATGGAAGATGCACTTGTTATCTATAGGATATCAAGGGCACCAGAAAGAAGAATTTTCTACATTGATGTAGGAAACCTTCCAAAGGCAAAGGCAGAACAGTATCTTGCAGATACTATGAACAAGTATAGAAATAAACTTGTTTATAATGCAGATACAGGCGAAATCAAAGATGATAGACGCCACATGTCAATGCTAGAAGATTTTTGGTTACCAAGAAGAGAAGGTGGTCGAGGAACAGAGATTACAACTCTACCAGGTGGTCAGAATCTTGCAGAGATAGAAGATATAGAATACTTCAAGAAGAAGTTGTATCGCTCTCTAAATGTGCCTATCTCAAGGCTTGAAGCTGATAATGGTTTCAATATGGGTAGGGCATCTGAGATATCTAGAGATGAACTTAAGTTTAACAAGTTCACTAAGAGATTGCAGACTAAGTTTGCTAGACTCTTTACAGACTTGTTAAGAACTCAAATGATTCTTAAGAACATGGTCTCAGGAGAAGAGTTCGATTCTTTTAAAGATTTTATATATTATGATTTTGCAACAGATAATCACTTCCAAGAATTGAAAGAGG